TGCTGTGTAAAAGGAGCCATTAAAGAGTATTCACCATCATCATACTTGAATCTATAGCTAAATCTAATAAATTTATTTCTTAAATAATCTTTATCACCACTATAGTTTGCATCATAAATAGGGTTTTCTCTTTCAAATTGAAGTACATTACTAGCTAAAAACGCAACAGATGCAACACCGCCAGGTGAACCCTTGAATACTACAGCAGCATTATTGGCTGCTGTTAAGGATTGACTCGGGGTATTAGTTGATCCAATTGGATATTGATAAGTTATTATATCTGAAGCATCAAGATTTACCATATCAAAATAACCTAATTCTGGAAAATTTAAGTTTTTAAATCTAATTTTACCAATATTATTTGCAAGTTGAGGATTATTAGTATTAAACTTTAATTGTCCAGGACTTGGAACATTTGCGTTTAGAGTGCTACTACTATTAGCTGGTAAATACTCACTTGTTTCATCTAAAAGGCCGGAAACAAAAGCACCTCCAACTTGGTATATAAAATCTATAGGATCTACAGGGGACAATTTAGAAACTGAAATATGATCTTCAGTAGTGTAATAAGGGCTACCGCTAGTTGCGGACTCTGCTATAGCTTTTTCAATGTTTATTTTTCGTGGTTGATTTCTATCATCAGTAAAAAACAATAAATCTTCTATTATGTCTATACCTGTTATTGGGTGAGTTTTAGAAAAATTCAAGAAAGCACCATCTACTAATTTATCATGTTTAGGTACATTTACTGCACCAGATGTTGGACCTTCTATGTAAGCTATTATACATTTAGCGCTTGTAGTTATTTTACCAACCCCTTGTACGTTCCCTACGGCAGGTGCATCTAATGTAGTTGGTGAACTATCAGAATGATTAGTTGCAAATATAAATATTCTATCCTTATCAGTGTCTACGTGAGTTCCTATTATTTCAACTCCAGTTCCAAAATTAAAATTAGAATATATATTATTACCTATTATATTTTCAACTACACCTTCGTCTGGTCCTTCGCTTTTATTTATAGATATATTTCTACCATCCCTGTACTCACCACTTGGTAAAAGTCTTTCATCTAAGTCTTTATTCATTTTAGACTTGACAAATACGTTTCTTATTACTGACATATTAATGCTTTATCCATTTAGATTTACCTCTCATAGTTTGTATCATCTCGCTTGGCTTCATGTTACTTAAACGTATTTTAGCGTTTCTAAGTTGAGCTGATCTATCTCTTTTAAATCTTTGAACTATATATTCTTGTATTCCAGATCTACCTGCTAGTACAGAATAAGCTATATGCATATACATTGCTTCTTCTGCCATCTTAGGTATTTTAGTGTCTAAATCAGAGGCTAAACCATCGGATATATATTCTAGTATTATTACCATACCTTTCAAGTCACTAGAGAAAGATATTACATTTCTTCTTCTATCTATATTAAACCAACCGTTGCTTTGAGAAACTGTTGGGTCTAAACCGTATCTTCTACCATACGCTGCGTCAAACCAGGAATTATCGTATATATTAGATCCATCATTTAAAGCTTGAGAAAGATTAGCTCCAGTTATATTATTGCTATTATTGCTTTCCCATCTAGTTCTAGTTGTAGATTGCTCTGCTTCAGTGTTAGCTCCGTAACCATCTTGAATAAAATCACCTTTTTGACCTTGTAACGGCACAGAAGTAGGGTCAGTGGTTAAATTATTTGCAGGATATATAGGATGTAAAACCCCTGCATTATCTACATAAGACATCCTAACGTAATTAACATAGTCTTGTGGTATTATAACAGAATTACTTAACGGTAAATCTAATTCTAAAGTTTTTATACTATTTAAAGTGTCATAACTAAATTCTTGTAATCCTCTTTTAGCGTGAAACACAACGTCAGTTCTTTTAACTAAAGGTATTAATTTACCAATACCAGTATAAGCTATTAGAAAATTATTTACTATATCATTTAATTTTACATATTCATAACTTCCGTAATTATTCCATAATGCTCCAGCTTTTAAAACAACTCTTACCAGTGTTAAAGCATTTGCGGCAACGGCTACACTTAATGTTATTGTCTGTTCATTGTATGGGGGCGTAATAGTGTTGTTGTTAACAACTGAAATAGTACCAGCTACGTAATTATTAAAAGTAATACCACCATCTATACTTACTTGAACACCAAAATTAGCGGGTTCTGTTGTTGTGGCTAAAGCTAGTTTAGGTTCAAATGTACAAGTAAAAACAGTTTGAGGAGCAGCTGTAACTGCAAACATTTTTTCGCCTGCGTAATATTCTTCGTTAGTTTGATTAATTAAGCTCATTTATTATTGTTTTTGATTTGCTCTATCTGCCTGCAATTGACCAGCTGCAGCTTGAACTATTTGAGGATCTCTTATTATTATACCAGCATACATTAAAACAGATAGTACAACTTCTGTAAATTCAGAATTATGTAATTCAAAATCAATAGTCGGAGGAGTATTAGTATTGAATATAAATTGACCTAAGTTACCCACTGTGTAAGCCCAGTTAATGTCGTCTGGAACTTTAATGTGTTGAACAGCTACGCTTGCTGTACCAGCATTTACTTTAGTGTTTATAATATTTGGATAAACTTCAAGCTTGTTATTTTCAAATAAATATATAGGAAATTGCTCACTTGGAGTTACTAGTGGAGATAATCTTAAATTGTAAAATTCTCCTCTATCTACTCTTTGCATTTCAACAGGTAGTCTACTCGCGTCTTCATACGTAACAGATCCAACTATGTGTGTTCCTGTTGGTAAAGTAAAATTGTTATTGGCAAGAACATAAGCAGCATTACCATCTCTTTTGAATATGTTCATTTTTTCATTTAGGTTCATTAACCTATTAGCGTAATCCACATCAGTTTGTGGCATTCTAGTAAATTGATTTAAATCTTCAAAATACTTTTCAAAGATTTCTCTTTGAACTTGCGTACCTATTCTATTAAACTCCTCAGGCGTCATATAACCTCTTTGTTCTTTATTTAGTATAAGTAATACAGTTTTATATACTTTATTTACGCTTATTGCCATTTTAATATTTTTAAAAAAAAAGGGTGGCGTAAACCACCCTAAATTATAATCACTTGTTATTTAAGTTTTTTATCTATAGACTTATAGATTTCAAGTCCTTCATCTGTCTTAAACCAACCAGCTAATGCTGAGTACGGATGTTCTTCAAAAGGTATTGTCATTATTTTCTTACCATTACTAGCCCATTTAAAAACTCTTTCTTTAACGTTTAGTTCTAATATATTAGCTTCTACAGCTTTTATACCGAAGTTTCTTAATTCAACATTTTCATCTTCAGAAAGATTTAAGAATAGTTTTGGTTTATGCTTAGCAAACAGCAGTAAATCTCTTTTAAGTTCCTTAGAACTCATATTAGTCACACCAGAGCCTTGTTCTACCCTAAGTATTGCTTCTGCTTGGTCAATATCCATATCATAAGCAGTATTTAAAGCAGCTATTTCCATTTCTAAATAATCATACTGATCTTCAGCTTCAACCACAGCATCGTGCTCTCCAAATATTAAATCTCTATGAGGGTGGTTTAATAATAGTTCTTGTAAATTTCTTTTTTCTTTAGGTACACGTAAATGACCTTCAGAGAAAACTATATGAGACAAAGTTGAAGTTCCTTCTTGTTCGTCTACAAATATAGATTTTTGATTAGTGGCATATCTCATTTCTCTTTCATAACCTAAGTCTTTATCAAACCAAACTAAAGGATATCTACGAGTATGTCTACTAATTATAGTATAAGTTAAAGGATTTTTATTTCCTAATAAATAGTAATTTCTATCTTTATACTCCCAAGTATCTTTTTTTGCTTCAGGAGTTGCAGTAACTTTAGTTACAGGCTTTTTATTTTGTTTTGTTTCCATAATATAATATAATATAATAATTAAAAAAGACCCCGCCGAAGCGGGATCTTATTATTGTTTTAAGCTATTGCACTAAATATTGTTGTATTTTTAACAACACCAGCAGCGTCAGGGCCATCATTAATACAGCTTAACCAGCTTATATTAAGTTTAGCTTCTAAAGCTCTAGCAGCAGTAGCGTTAGCTAATGCAATAGTTCCAGTGATAGTACTACCACCTATGTAAGTAAATACACAAGTGTTAGCAGATGTCGATGCAACTATTTTCATTATACTTTCTGAAGGTATATAAACTGGATTTGAATTAACTCCAGTTACTTCTATATGTTTTGCCATAATTTCTATGTTTTTTAAATGTTAATAATTAATTATGCTCCTTTGAATAACACGAAGTTGTTAGCAGCTTGAGTTACTAAACATCTTTCAGATAAGAAGTTTACTCTCATAGCATCAAGATCAGAAGTATAAGCACCTCCAACAGAACCAGTAATCCAAGACTTGTATCTTCGATCTTCAGTTTCAGAAGCTCTATATCTAACGTGTAAGAAAGGACGTCTAATATTAGTTCCCATCATTTGATCATACACTGTAGTAGTTCCAGCTGGAATCATTACACCGTCAATCGCAGATGATAAACCTCTAGTAGAAGCATCATTTAGATATTTCCAGTCAGTTTTGTAGAAGTCATAAGAACCTCTTCTAAATCCTGAAAAACCAAAGTTAAGAGCCATATCTTCTTCATTGTCAAAAAGACCATAAGAAGCAGAAGCTGTAGAAGAATAACCTCCACCAGCTTGAGCAGCTATCATATCATCAAAGTCAAGAGCCGTAGATCTTGATAAGAACAACATATTTTCTTCAATAGCACCTTGCTTGTCTAATTGTTTTAGGATAGTATCAAAATCACCTAAAGCACCAGAACCAGGAGCAGCAGCTCCAGCAAAACCAGAATATACATTACCTCTTGCTTCGATAGCAGCAAATAAACCTTCTGTACCTTTGATATCTGAACTAGCAGCAGTAGGACCATAATTGAAAGAGATATTAGCTTGAGTCATTTTCTCACCTTCAACCATAGACATTTCTAAGTAGTCATCAAATCTTAATCTAGTTTCAGACTCAGACTTTAGATACCATAAGTATCCTGATGTTCCATCTTCAGTAGCAACTTCAACCCAACCGATCTGAGCAGTGTCAGAACCGTTAATTTCAAAGTTATCCTTTAAGATAATTGGTGAATTAGAAAACTGAGTGAATTGTGGTTGAATAGAACCAGACATTCCAACAGAACCTTTTCCATATTCAGAACCATAAACAAATAAATTTGTTAAGTTAGCTCCAGCTAAAGCAGCAGGAAAAGCACCAGCGGCAGTTTCATATAGAGTACATTCTAATCTATCATTTACTAATGTTCCAACACCAGAGTTAGCAACTGACTGCACTAAAGCTTTAGCAGTAACTAAACCTGTAGCTCTATCAGCGATCAAAATAGTTTGTCCTTGTCTAACAGCACCAGAAGGTGAATTACCACCTGGAAAAGCAGCAGATAAATCAAGATCAACTCTAATATCAAAAGCACCAGCAACAGTAGTTGTTGCGTTTGAATAACCTACGTGTAATCTATTTTGTTCAGACCAAATAACTTGGTCAGATGTCATAGGCATTTCAGCGCCTACCATTCTCAAGAAACCACCTAAAGTTCGGTTTCCGTATCTTTCTACTTCTGCTTCGTAAAGCTCAGGTAGATATTGTTGTGCAAAGTTGTTAACTGGATCTCCGCCTGCAGCGTCTCCGTTAAAACTAAGGTAGTTGTCCTGCAGAGTTAATTTCTTCTGCGCAGGAGCTAATGAAGCGGGAAAACTCCCACCTGTGTTAAAACTCATATTTTGTTTTTTTAGTTTTTATTTTTTGTTTTACGTTGTATTTTTAACTTAGAACTATCTATACCAGATATCGCTTTTACTTTAAAACCTCCAACAAATACATCGCCTTCAGACGCTGGCGTCCTAGATTCAATATTTATGTTTTTTGATTTTGCTACTACATCTTTAACAGCATCGGCTTTGCCTTGCTCATAAAAATGTTTTGCTATAGTATCTGAATTTTCTGCAGAATAAATAGCTTTATGATAACCAACATGATCCTTTACACTTCCATCTTCGTTTAAGAACTTCTTAACAAAATGAGATAAGTTTGATTGGCTCTTAGCTATTTCCTGAGGGTTTGAAACTCCATATCTAAATCTTTTTTCTCCAACATTAAATTCAAAACCTTTGAATTCATCAGAAAATATCTTATTAGTTTGCTTTTCAAAATCAGAATGTTGCTGTGTTGCTACATCTTGCTCCTTGTTATATCTATTGAAAAAGTCCATTGCTTTCTGTTGCTCTTGAGTAGCGCCCGGTCTCAACTTGATCTCGTCGTAATATTTACTCTTTGTTTGCTCTAGAAAACCACGTGCTTTGGCAATTTCTTCTTTATAAGCTAGCTTTTTCTTTTTAACAGCTCGCTCTTCATCCATTTCATCATCATAAGAGAAATTGTCTTCTAATATAAAATCAACTTCTTCTCTATTTAGATGTGGTTTAGTCTGTTTGTAATACTCTCTAAGTAGTACATCTTCATCAATATTAGTGTAGTCTGCATTTAATCTAACATAATCATTGATGTTACCGCCTGTTTCTTCCATGAATGAAACTAGTTTTTCGATGTTTTCTGGTAAAGGCTTTCCTGTTACTTTTTCATCTCTTACGGCTTCTTTTAATTCTTTTTCTACAATTTTAGTTTCTTCTTTAACTTCTTCTTCAGTTATTTCAGATACTGGACTTACACTTTCTTTAGTGATCTCTTGTTTGTTTTGTGTTTTTTCAACTTCTTGCAGTTCTAATTTTTGTTCTTCTTTATTCTCTTCAGACTTTATTATAATTTTTTTTGTATCTGAGTCTTTAACTGCGTTTTCTTGATTTTTACTTAAATCTAATTTTACTGTTTCACCAATTTTATTTGAATACTTTTTTGGTTTATTTGTTTTTTTCTTTATTTTTAAACCTTCTTTAGTTTCATCTGCTGATGGTCCTTTCTCTACTTGTTTTGACATAATATAATATAATAGTTAATAAAAATTATTGTGGAGCAAATTGCTCTAATCCAAACCCGCCAAGACTGTCATTGCCTGCTGATTCAAAATTTGTTGGTAATAAATCATTTTTCTTTTGATCTATCATAGTGCTTTGTTGAGTTCCTATAAGTTTAGCTCTTTCGTCTTTACGGTCCTCTATAAATGTTTCTTTGTTTTTTTCAGCTTTACCTTTTGCCTCGGTTAATTGTATGTTAAAATCAAATTCCATTTGCATTAATTGTCTTTTAATTTCAGCTTCTCTTTCCATACGTTGTATTTCAAATTGAGACTTACCTTGCTCAATAGATAAAGTAGTTTGTGCTAAAGCTTGTTGCTTTTGCAATTCCGCCATAGCTGTTCTTTCTGCAGTTTCCGCTTGAGCTTGTCCTTGCGCGGCTATATTAGCTTGTTGTGATTCTTGATCTGCTTTCTGCTTTTGTTTTCTTCTTTGTTTTAGCAGTTGATTAGCAAGCTTTAAGTTATTAACTTGTCTAATATCTATTGCATCTTCTAAGAATATTTGACCACTTTTTAAAGCCACTTGAATATTTTGCTCTAATTGAGCTTTTTCTTCTTCGTCAGGCACTAAATCTAAAAATACCCCAAAGTCATATAGGTGTAGATTGTATATATCCTCTAGCGTTCCTACGTTGTAAGAACTTATACTAGATTTTAAAGCGTCTTTAGTTAAATCAAACTCCAAGCAATCACCTACTCTAAGTGCTATATTCTCACATGTTCTTAATGTTAGATATAAACTTGCTTGTACTATGTGTCTAGTTGCTGTATTAGAATTAGCAATAGCTAGCTTTTGTAATCCAACTAAAGAATCACCAGAAGGCACACTTCCATCTCTTGCTTCATTAAGTCCTGTTACATCTCTTATCATTTGTAAATAATATTGATAAGTTTGTATGAGACCTTGTATTTTGCTCATTCCATTAGATGTAGATAATTCTTGTATAGGTACTTTACCAGGGTTTTGACCACCATCTTGAGTCATTGATCTACCTATAATACTACCAGTTTGAAAATACATATTCAAAGCTTCTTGTGGATTATAGCTAGTTCCACTACCTAAGTCTATCTCTGCTAAACCATCTGCATCTAAATAAACACCATCAGGTACTATCCTAGACATCACTTGCTGTAACTTTAAGTGAGTTAATTGAATCATATCAGCAAAACCAGTTATTCTACTAACTAAAGATTCAATCCTACCTTTATACATTCTAGGAGCACATATGTTGTAATTCATATTAACCTTAACTAAATTAGATTCAGGTCTAGTCATGTTTCTAGCTAATTCCCATTGTAATAGATTTTCATGACCTAATATTTTAGCACCAGAATAAAGAACTTCAATTGATCTAGAGATTCTTTCAAAATTATCATTAGGTTCTGGATTAAAAGTATCTGGCTTCTCTAAAGCTTTTTCTAAACCAGTAGCAGTTTCTTTTATTTTAAAAACTTGCTCACTATAAGTTTTGTATTCAAAATATAAAACATAAACGCTGTTATTATCATCTCTACCACCCCAGTCAAACATGTAGTTGCTATTACCTGGATACTTTTGTATTTTTTCTAATTCTTCAGGAGTTAAGTCAGGAAACTGCTGCTTAAGATCTGATAAACTAATTTTTTTAACTTCTCCTACATACCATATATCTTCAAAATTAGGATCTTCAGTATAAGAGTAGATTAACCTAGCGGGATCAACATAGTCAACAACGATGCCTTCAGCTTTATTAAAACTCGTTTTAGTACAACCTATACCTAGTATTACTAAATCTTCATTTATTCTTCTTCTAGTTAATTCGTATCTGTTTCTATCTAATGTATTATTTATTAATTCTTCTTCAGCTATCTCAATAGATTGTTTATAATCTAATTGCATATGCAACTCTAGTTCTTCTTTGTTCTGAGGAAGATCTTCAGGATTTTCTGTAGAATACATATTTAAACCTAATGTCTGTTGTATATTATCTAAATATTCTTTAGTTTCTATATCTCTTAATATTCTATTAGCATATTCAGTTCTAGATTTTAAAGATTCAGGATCTTGAGCATAAGCTTTGATTTCGTAAAGCTTTTCAGACATTCCATTTACAACTATATCTACAAATTTAGATATCACAGGTATAGGTTTCCAGTCTAAGTTTAAATAAGATAAATCACCATTAATAGATAATTCGTCTTTGTACTTTTGTACAGATTGCTCGCCTCTAGCGTATAGTCTTAAGTTTCTAAAATTATTAAAATTAGTAGAATATCTGTTACCTAATCCAGTTCTAGTTCCGCTAAACCATTCACCCTCGATAGCTTTGCCAACCTGCATGCCATATTCATATCCTGATTTAACTTCATCAGGAACAACTTGATCTGGGAAAATACTATTACCATCTGTTACAGCCATTTATTTTATTATTTGTGAAGAATTTCCTTCGTTATTATATCTTTTAATACCTAGATTAATATTTTTTATATTTCTATCTGCAACTGGTTTATACAAGTTTTTATTACAAGCCATTATAGCTAAACCTGAGCTTATGGAAGCATCGTGTTTAGTTCTATTGTTTATATTAAACTTAGCCCAGTCTTCTAGGGTTTTTTGGAAATACATATCTCCATGTTCAGTTTCTTTTAACCCCACATAATTTTCTATATAAGATTCTATAGCAGCGGCATGCGCTTGCTTAATGTCTTCACTTGAATTAGGTATTCCACCTATTTCTTTTTCAGTGATAGAAAGTTTATTCCATATTTTATCAGGACGATTCATTGAAAACCCTCTATAGCCTCTTCTTTTTAAATAATACAAGAATCTAGGTTTATTGTTCTCAGCAAGTATAGGCATACCGTAAAATACCATAGACATTAAAACATCTTCAAAAAATATTTCAGCTGTTTGAGGTCTTGATATATATTCTAAGAAAAAATGACTTGGTGGCACATCCTCCATTGAAAACTTAGTTAACCCATGTAAAGAACCATTAGATCCTTTGCCATCAACTGTTCCTGATATATCGTAGCTGTCTAAACCAAATGCTCCAATATGTTCGTTACCAGGATGCTTAGTACCATTCTTTAGTATCACTCGGTTTTGTAAACTTTTAATAGGTATCCAAGATGTTAAAAATCTACCATTGTTATTAGGCACAAATATAACTGAAGTATCTTTCACTCCATCTGCCCATTGAAAACTACCTCTAGTTACACTATTTATATTGTTTATTTCTTCATTGTAATCTATTTGTTCGTAGATTTTAGTTAAATTAAATAAACTATCTTTTGTTTCGTCTCTAAAAGCGTGTTGTTCGGTTCTTGGAAACTGACGATAATATTCGTTTAAACTATCACTGTCTGACTTAAGTCCTTCAACTTCATTTTGCCAATGTTCTATAACTCCTGTTGTAATTTCATAACCGTCTGCTCCTTTAACTTTATTTTCTGGTTTAGTGAATATAGGTAATCCATAAGTGTTAATGAATCCTTCGTAGTTCCATTCCATAGGAATGAACAAGCTATAGAGTCCAGAAGATGTTTGTCCGTTTCTATTTCTTTTATCAACGCTTGAGTTGTAGTATAGTTTTCTAAAGTTTTCTCCACCTTTATCTAATGCGTTTGAAGTTGAGCCCATCATACACTTGCCTACGATTCTTGATCCTAGCCTTAATGTTGTTTTTGTAACTCGCCAGTTGTTTAGTATGTTGTCCGGTCTTTCCCATTTTCC